ATACTCAGTGAAGGATATAATAGTAAGAGAGTCGGAGATATCGCGACTTAATATAGCTAATTATAGGTTACGTATGAAATTAAAATTCATTCTTTATTCCTGCTTTCTTTTGGGAATAATTTGTTTTGTATTTTTTATACTTACTTTTTCTTAATATGGAAAAAACAGTTATTGTTTTGTGCGGACACTGTGGACAATTCTTAGCAGTTAATCAAAGACGTTACAAATGGAGAAAATCATGGGGACACTATGTGTTTTACCACGATAGTTGTTATAGATTAGTAAATAAAAAGAATAAAGAAATTAGAAAGGAGAAAGTATGTTAGCGTTTCACAATGATGAAAAAATAAAAGAAAAATATGTAAAAAGGATTCAAAGACACTATGAGCTTGACCATATTATTCAGGGAAAATATTGGGAGCGAGGTAAAGGATGTGCGGTTGGATGCACAATTCAAGAGGATCATGTTTCAGGATTATCTGACGACTCAGACTGGTATCAGCGATACGAAAGTATCCTAGGTATACCAAGAGTGATTGCTCAGCTGAAGGACACTCTTTTTGAAAAAATGTCTAAAGAGGATTCGAAGGAATTTCCACTGAGATTCCTTAATTCGGTTACTGTTGGATCGGATCTCATTCACGTTATTGATAAATTCATGATCTGGATGCTTATTGATAAGAGGGATGGTGTTCTTCAATATGCTCGAGAAGACGGAAAAAAAGCAATACAGCTAGTGGCTGAGCTTTATACAAGAAAGCTCAGTGACCAAAAAATAGAGCAAAGCGAATGGGTATCTGCAAGGAGTGCTGCTGATGCTGCTGCTTATTCTGCTGCTTATTCTGCTGCTGCTTATGCTGTTGCTGCTGCTGCTTATGCTGTTGCTCATGCTGCTGCTTATGCTGTTGCTCATGCTGCTGCTGCTGCTGCTGCTGCTGCTGCTGCTGCTTATGATGCTGATGCTGATGATGCTGCTGCTGATGCTACCCGAGACCTAGCGAGACAAAAGCATGCTAAGAAGATGGCGGATAAGTTAATACAGATACTAAAGGAGTGTAAATAGTATGAAGCAATTTTTTATTGGTATTTTTTTACTTATTATTTTTTTTGTAGTATTAGGGGAATCAACTCAGATGGTATTTGCGTGGACACACTGTGGAACACCACAAGCAGAAAATGACTGTCCTTCCCCTAGTATTGTTCCAACAAGGAGTCCGTATGTCACTTATAGTCCTATTCTTAGTCCTACAGCTAGTTATTCTGCTAGCCCAAGCTCTAATCCTACGCAATTTTCACTACAGTATCCAAACTCAACGTCAGATTCTACTGATGTTCAACGAGAAGACCGATCTGATGGACGAACTGATGGGAGAACTGGGAGCCTTGGTTGTCTCAGAGCACAAGACCACTGCAATACCCAAGAAGCAGGAATAAGTGCACAACTTCCCGCAACAGGAGACTTTAACTGGTATCTTATTGTAGGGGCGGTTCTTGTTTTAGGAGTTGGTATTTTGATAGTTAAATACACTAAAAACAAAGAAAAGTGTCCTTATTGTGAAAGTGATCTTACGTATTGGGGTGGGGATAGGGAGATTTGTAGTAATGAATCCTGTCCTTTTGGAAGAGATGTATCTAAAAATAGACAAAGCTGACTCTATGTTCTCAAAGTATATACGTACACGGGATAGGTATACATGTGTTCGGTGCGGAGTATATTCTAAGAAAACCCAGTGTTCCCACTACTTTGGACGACGCATGGAAAGTGTTCGATTCGACGAGGAAAACTGCGATACGCTTTGCTTTGGATGTCACAGATACTGGGAAAAAGAAGATAGAGAGGCTTATAGAGAGTTCAAAATTAAACAGTTGGGACAAGGTCGGTTTGATTCGCTACGATTGAAGTCAAACCTGCTTCATACAAAAGACCGAAAAATGGCCTATTTGTATTGGTCTGAGCGGTTAAAAGAACTAAAGAAAGAGAAAACACCATATAAATAACACTATCTTGACATATACATAAAAGTATACTATTATACATACATTATTTATAGTAGTTGTTACGTTATGGCACGTACCGAGTTGCCGTTATTATCAACTCTGATTGAACCAATGCAAAGAATTCCCGTAGGGGTTATTCCCGAACTGCGTCGAGTTAATCTTGCCAATGGAAAACAAGCACGGGTGGTGCGTATTGCAGACTATCCAGGAGCAGATAAAGAGTGTGTTGCTAAGTTCTGTGGTGGTGAGCATAAGGGATATACGTGGGATGAAGCACGAATGCTTGTTGATGAAACTATTGCCTATAGAAACGAACTACAGAAGGCCGGAGTGGTTATTCCTAAAAATCATCGTATCAATGCTGTTCAGGTAGAAGCTGGTGGTTCGTACCAAATTGTTATGATTGATGAGATGCATGGTGATGGAGAGGACTTGAAGTCTAAACTCTCTAATGGCTATGCTCTTGACTACAAAAGATGGATTTCCCTAAAAATATTAGAGTTCTTGGATAGACTCCCCGGTGGAAGAGTAGAGAGCCCCCTTATCACTTGTCCTACGGAGGTCTTGGGGGACTTTAAGCCAGACAACTGGGTTCTGGATGGAAACGACATGATCCTTATCGACTATTTTGGACCAAAGAGGTGGAAAGATGGTCTTGCTGCTCCCTATCTCAAAAAAATGGATAGCCTCTTAACACAGCAAGCAATTACGTTTCTATGTGGGGATAGGCGGGGACAGTTCTCTCGGGTTATGGCGATGATGGCTCGAAATTGGCCAGAAATAGCGCCTTATGCTATTGATGTTGGCCTTGCCATGCTTAAACATAATCACCCCGAAGCATACGACTGGGTAAAAAATGAGGTTGAACACAGATTTGACCGCATTAACCAGGTGTATCAAATGAGACCATCGGCAACTGATGCTATGTAAGTTATCAACTATTTTTAAGGAGACTTATTGTTGAAACACTTATGCGATACGATGAGCCTAAACCTGTAAGAATATATATTATGCAAAAGAAAGGATAGTTTTATGGCTTTTGCCAAGAAAGATATAAAGATAAAAATCCCTGAATCAAATATTCAGAGAGCAATATTAACCATTAAAAGTGACTCGCCGCTTATCTACCATAAGTGGAGCGAGAAAGCTAAAGAGATGATGCGCGTTAAACAACAGAAGCTCGCAACTAAGGGCAGAGAGACACGTGATCCTATTGATGATTACTCGAACACGCCGTACATAAATCAGTCGGGCGAGCTATGTGTTCGTGGGGCATGGTTTAAAGAAGCAATTGTCGCTGCGACTCGTAATATTGAAGGTGTGACAATGACTTTGATTCGAGGAGCAATGTTTATCACTACCGACCAGTCTGATCTTATTCCTGTCTATTCAATAATGGGAAAAAAGAAGGTGGCTATTGTCCCTACGAGCGGTGCTACATCAAGCAGCAAGAAACGACTCAAAGTAACACTCTTTGACCCTGATGATAGACCTGAGGGACTTTTCGGCTTTGATCCTAAGCACCCTAAGAATATTCTCATGCGTGAAGACATGGTACGCGTTGGTATGGGGAGTGCTGACTTACGCTATAGATTACAACTTAATGATTGGTTATGCGACCTTGAGATTAGATTTAACGCTGATGTGATTTCGCTAGAACAGATTGCAAATCTAATTAATATAGCAGGCTTTGCTTGCGGCGTAGGTGAGCAACGTCCTGAACGTGGTGGCAACAATGGCACATTCTCAGTAGCGCAATAAGTGTGTTGGAATGGTTGGGTCCGTTTTGGACAGTTTTGGTATGGCTGGAGGGGTAAGTTATTATTTGGTGAGGTGAGTTCTGGTATGGTTTGGCAGGAGGGTTAGGGTATCGTTGGTTTAGTTAAGACATGGTAAGACAGGAACGGTGAGTTGGGTTATTATACGGTGGGTTTGGGTATGTATTGGCAGTTATGTTAAAAAAGGATATTTATGATTAAAAAAATAAATCCACGATTATTAGAAGAATTAAAAATGTTAGAAAAAGAAGGTGGCTTGTTAACGGCAACCGCTGTTCTTGCAAGAGCGGAATCCCAGAATAGCGTTCTCCACGACTTCTTTGAGTGGGATAATACCGAGGCGGCATACCAATACCGCTTACAACAAGCAAGAATGCTCATTGTACAGGTACAAGTAGAGATAGCCAGAAAAGCTACTAGGGCGTTCTACAACGTATCAGTAGAATCCTCTGATGGTGGTAAGAGCAGAGGATATGTATCTGTTGATAAACTTTTGAGCAACCAAGATCTAGTTAGACAAAGAAAGCAACAAATACTTGAGCGAATTGAGTACTGGACAACGGTAGCCGAGGAGTTTGATGAATTACGAGGATTGATTGAAAAAAAGAAGTTGTATAAAGCTAAAGAATCACTAGAAAGAAAGGAGACTTATGACAGAACCAGCAACATCCAAGCTAAAAGATACCGCAGATAAAATGCGTGCGCTTTTTGAAGAGGCCTATGAATTGTTTGTTGATAGAAATAACCACCACAGAGACGTGTTTATGGATGATGGGCGGCAGGGAATTATTGTACGAGCAAAGGACAAGATTAATGATGTGAAACGGGGAGGAAAACCCCCTCGAGAAACAGTCAAAGAATGTTGGCTTGATGTTGCCAATTACGCCCTTATGGGGGCGTTACTAGAAGATGAGGGGTTATCAGGAGAATAAGAATATGAAAAACTGCGATGTTCTTTATGTAAATTTGGTTGCTATTGATTGGTTTTTTCTTATTAAAAATTATGATCCTAATTCAAATACTATTAACATTGGCGTTATTATCCTCATTGGTTATTTTTGGTGGAAAGCGCGTATCTTAGAAGACTAATAGGGTTATAAAACTTTTATTTATAAATTTAAAAAAAGGAAAAACTTATGTTAAACAATATGAGATGCAACTCCTGCGACTTCTGCAACTTCTGCAACTCCTGCGACTTCTGCAACTTCTGCAACTTCTGCGACTTCTGCAACTTCTGCAACTTCTGCGACTTCTGCAACTTCTGCAACTTCTGCGACTTCTGCGACTTTTCTGTTGGGTTGAGAATGAGCGAAAAGATGATTTTTTGTTTAGGGAGTGGAAAATCTGAGTCAAAAGGAGAAGGATATCAAAAAAATATCAGGATATTCAACAAAGATGTCTCTGAGAAAGAATATGCTGATACGTTAAAGGAGTTAAGAGAAAATGAGGTAAAAATATATTTAATTAAGTGGGTTGAGGAAAAGGACATGTCAAAAGATGATAAAAATAATTATCCAAATTACAGAGAGTTGGGAGGTTGTTTAAAAACTTTTGCGTATAAAGATGCATGGGCTAGTTTCTGGTCTAATTCTACTGAGCAGCAGAGAGGTTGCATAACTTCTATACCGCAATTTGATGCAGAGATCTTTAAAAAAATAACAGGCATAGTTATTGATGATAAAAAATCAGAATTACTTAAAAAAGCTCAAGAGTTGATAGACAAAGCTAACGAGCTAAAGGAGCAAGCAAACAACTTGTAAAACAGGGATGAAATCACTAGATGAAATAAAATGTGAGCGAAGCAAACCAATGAATAACTTTATACAAGAGAAAATGGAAGAGTGGAAAAAATTTAAAAAAACAGGGGAAGCGTACGAATGCGATGAGGAAATAAAGTCTGTTCTCCTCCAACAACAAGAACTCTTTAAGAAAATGGTGGAAGAAATAATAGGCAATGATGAAGACACCGCGATGTCTTATTGGGAATTGATGAGCATAGGAACAGGGGAAAGTATCCCTAGAAATATAATTTTGGCTATGAATAGAAACAATTTAAAATCCGAACAACGCCAACGTTCCAAAGACCTACTCACTACACTAGATACGGAGGAGAAATGAATAAAAAAGAAGTAATAACTATAAAATGGACAGACTCTAATCAATATAATCACCAAACAACGCCAGAAATAGAAAAGTATGATATTGCACGTTTTATAACAACGGGGTTCCTTGTAAAAGAAACGGATGATTACTGTGTTGTTGCTAGGGAATGCCTAAACGGTGGCGATGTGAGAGGTGTTATTGTCATACCAAAAGTAAACATTTATTGAAAGGATACAATCATGAATGACGCACAACTACCAGTTCAGACAGATAAACCACAGCCTGAGTGGGAAAAACTGCTAAATAAATTGGTCAAACGAGACTTGCAACGCCAAGGAGTCATGATAGTGACATGGGGTGAGGAAGACTATGCTCCACGCACAGAGATTGAGGAAGAACTAAGAGTGCTTATAACTGATCTGCTCTCCCAACTCCTCCAGGAGTGTAAAGAGAGGATAGAAAAACAAAAAAATAAACGTAAATCAACTCATGGCTCTTGCTGTACCTGTCAACTGTGTGGGTACTCGATTGCTGATGGAGATGAGTGTGAATGTGATAGAAATTCAGTCCTCGAAACTGCTAAAAGTATCATTTCAGATATCCAAAAGGAGCATGGGTTATGAGTGAATTTATAATGTATTTATTTTTTGGAGGAGTATTTCTATTCGGTGCAATAACTGGCGGCATGGTCGTATATCTACAGGTACGGCGCTATAGAGAAGCACTTGGCTTACCCGCTGACCCTTTTGAACCGAATAGAAATACTTTACATAGTCTATGACAGCAGTTGAAGATATCCGTGAACAAATTGGCGATATTTTATTTAAGAGTCATGAAAAGGGATACGGAACTTTTGAATTTAATGGAGAGAAGGCAACAGACGAACTCTGTGCCTTCTTTTCTACCCTCCTTGATGGCCTGGTAATGGAAAGCATTCCGTATGAGAATACTATTGAGATTACCGACGAAGACGTGCATTCATCAGGATGGAACGATGCAGCCCATGAGTTTAACCAACGTATACAAAGTATTAAATTAGGCTTGAAGGGAGAATAATATGGATAAACCAACCAGTGAAGTAGAGACAGTAAAACAAGATATTAGAGATTATGAAGTTCTACGCAGGGAGTTCTTTGGTACATTTTTGGATGAGGAATATAGCAGCAATCCAGAATCACCAGAGGTTGAGGTAGAATTCAAACCAGACGCTTGCTATGAAGATGTGATCGACTGGGCGAATGACAAGATTGACCAAGCCATCACCTCCACAAGAACCGATACTATCCGAAAAGCAGCAGAGATAGTTAGAACACACTTGCTGACAGATTGGAGTGGTGAGCAAGAAGTTTACGACCAGCTAGAAGAGATAGCGATCAAAATAGAATCCATATACTCCCCAAAGGAGACTACATAAGGAAAGCTTGAAAGGAGCGGAATAATTTATATGAATAGATTTAATATTAATAAGTGGTACGCAACTTATTTGGGCATGTGTCAAGAGATATTTGGATATAAAGAAGACGGTAGTATTAATTTTCCTGAATATGGAACATCCGCAGAAGAAGTTTTGAAAGAGATGAAAATAAGTACCAAACCACTGGGTCAAGTCAATGATAGAATACTCTGTAAATGTCCGTGTCATCTACCAGATAAGGATCTATGGCATATTGATGGGTCTTCTTGTTGTGGTAGAGCAAGAAGCAATGCGGGAGAAAAATCATGAATAATTACCAGTGCATTTATTACGAAAAAACTAAAGCTCAGACTTTCTGCGAATGTGGCAAACCGCTGGAGTTGTGGGACTCACGATATCAGATGCCTATTGTATGGGTAGAGAACGGTTGCTATGACTGTCATTTCAAGGCACAGAGCCTAGATTACCAACGTAGGAAGCGTAACCAGTATGCAAGAAAGCACAAGGATAATCTATGAAACCTACACAATATAGTACATGGAAAGAACGATTTAACAAGATTGAGTTCCGTCACAGTGAATGGTGCAGAACAATTGATGATTTCGACGACTGTGATATAGAGAATTGCCAACACACTATTACTAAGAATTGGGTATGCAAGTTCATCTCTCAAACCCTTTCCCAGATACAGGAAGAGATAGAGAACCAGAAATTTCCGGAGGATATTAATGTTTTGGACAAGGAGGTTGACGACTTTATTAGGTGGAGAACGACAGCTTTCAACGACGGTTTGTTTATAGCTTTAAAGATTATCCAATCTCACATAGAAAGGAGCGAGAAAGAATAATAAAAATAATAGACGAGCTATGCGATGCTGGAGGCAACGTGCCTTTTGGAGAACTAACGGAGGAGGCAACGACGATAATCTTATACAAGAGAAGACGTAAGAGTTTAAAAATAACGGAGGAGAAGTGATAAATAAAAATATTGAACTCGAGGTATTAATTAAATTTTGTGGAAATGGATTTGTTAGCTTTAACTCACTCTATAATCTACTTGTTGTACACTGTGAAGATAAGGAATTTATAGAGTACATCCACAGAATGATCTCTGAATGGGAAAAGTGGGAGGATAAAGTATGAGCTGTCCTATTTATTTGAAAGCCACTATCGAAAATCTAATGTGTGTCCAGTGTGGTCAAGAAATGAAATATAGCTACGGAAACGACAATTTTATAGCTCCGTTTTGCAACAATCCCGAGTGTCCCAATTATAGTTTATTACAAGTAGGAGGAGAAAAAGAAGAAAGGGGCGTCCTCATGAATGACGCACAACTACCAGTTCAGACAGATAAACCACAGCCTGAGTGGGAAAAAGATTTTGATTTAATGTGGGGAATAGCTCCACCAGGTACTCCAAAATATGATAAGGGCGAACATATTAAAAAATTCATTAGGAGTACTACTGTACAACTCCTCCAGGAGTGTAAAGAGAGGATAGAAAACGAGAAAACTAATAATTATCCAGAGTATCGGGATAAGGAATCATCGTTTGGAGCGTGGATGATGATAACGGGATTTGAGAAATCGCTATCTATTATTTCAGATATCCAAAAGGAGCACGGGTTATGAGTGAATTTAAAGATATACGAAGAATACTAGGTGAGTGTATCACTCATGGATACAATGACAAAACCTCTGGGCTCGCTGAACCTAGCGAGGCATGCAAGCAATTCTTTAAAGAAAAGGAAACAGAATTATTCGGCCTCCTTTTTACTATCCTGGATGGACTGATGATGAAAGAACATCCAGTAGGTAAGCATAGTGGACATGCACATAATGATGATAGCGGTTGGTGCTATGTGTGTGATGAATATGCGCCAGAAGGGGAGTTTACGCAAGAAGAAGGATACAATCGGGCTGTTTTTAGGTTTAACCAACAAATACTTATTCTTAAAGAAAACTTGAAAGAAATAATAATGATAAGGAAATAATAATGATTGTGACGATATGCGTACTCATAGTTTTTGGAGTAATTGGAGAGTAGTAGAAAAAGTAGGAATATTTTAGTATACTTTTATGTATATGCTTCAACCGCTTCGTATTGGATTTTATCTAAAAGACAGGTCTGAGCTCGATATTCTTAAAAAGCTTCTTAACGGCATACCTCTTTCTGTGTGGTTTCGTAGAAAAGTACACGAGGATGTTCAAAAATACCAGATTCTTTTGGAATCGGACTCAGGAAGATTTATAGGATTGGAGGACAATGACTAAGTTTACCCCCGCGCCGGGGATTGTTATTTGTGAAATTACTGAGCAAGAATCAAGTGGCCTTTCCCTTGTTTCAAGCCCAAGTAATAGATCGCGGCTTTTGAGTGGTCGAGTTACTGCCGTAGGTGATGATATCCGGACCGACTTTGGAGCAACTCTTGAAATGCGCCGCTATGCACGGGTAGGAGATACTGTAGTTTTTCTTTCGTATGAGGGAAGCTATGACTTTTTCGTCCACGGATCAAAGCGATTCTATATGGTGAAGATACAAGATATACGAAGTACTTTTGAGGAGGAAAATGATCAAAACTGATGTTCTCTTTGACCAAGAAGCGAGGTCGAAGTTTCTTAAAGGAATAGATATTGTTTGTAAAAGCGTTGGTACTACTCTTGGACCACGAGGACAGAATGTCGCGATTGCTAAAACAAATCCCCGAGGAGAGATCTATGAACGCATTGTTCTTCACGATGGGGTATCAGTAGCACGAAGTATAGAACTACTTGATGAATTCGAAAATATGGGTGCGCAACTCATTATTCAGGCTGCGCGTAAACAGGTTGATGAAGTAGGAGATGGGACAACGGTTACCATCATCTTAGCTCATGCCATTATTCAAGAAGCATTTAAGTATATTGCGTCGGGATTTAATCCCATGGAACTTAGATCAGGACTTGAGAGTGGGTTAGATCTTCTCATAGATGAGATTCTTTCTCAAGCAACTCCTATCACCACCGAAGATCAGCTAACTCGTATTGCTACGATATCAGCAGAAGACGAGAAGATAGGAAACCTTGTAGCCGGAACACTTACTCAGGCAACAAAAGATGGAATAATTACGGTTGAGGAATCAAAGAACGCAGTAACTACTGTGGAGTTTCAAAAAGGAATGCAGTTTGACACTGGATTCTACCACCCCCTCTTCATTACTCATCCGGAGCATATGGAAGCAATCCTTCATGATGCAAGATTTCTTGTTACAGATAAATCCCTACTCGTTGTAGAACCGCTTATGAAGCTCCTTGAAGAGCTATGGAAGCAGCAAGATAAACTGGTGATTATTGCTCCAGAAATAGGGGGTGACGTACTTCCTACGCTCCTTCAGAACAAATTAAAGGGCAAGTTATCGGTACTTTGTATTAAAGCTCCTTCGTTCGGACAGAACCAAAAAGAGTTTCTTCAGGATATTGCGCTTTTTGTTGGTGCTAAGTTTATTACCGAGGATGCAGGGCATAAAATTGAAGATATAACCATAAGTCATCTTGGTAAAGCTGAGTCTATTGTTTCAACAAAGTCAGGAACTATTATAACGGGTGGTTCTGGGGACTCTCACTCGCTTCAAGCTCGAGTAGATTCGATTAAGAAGCAAATTGAGGAAGAGAGCGGTGAATTTGACAAAGAAAAGCTAAAAGAACGACTCGCTAAACTTACGAACGGAGTAGCGGTTATTCGAGTAGGGGGTGCAACGGAAGTGGAGATGAAAGAGCGCAGAGAGCGGGTCTTGGATTCGGTAGCAGCAACACGAGCAGCACTTGAATCGGGAATTGTACCAGGGGGAGAGATGATCTACTTTAGAATACGCCATGTTCTTAACAAGGAAATACCTGCGCACCGTATTTTAGAGAAGGCACTCCTCGAACCTTTCTACCGTCTTATTAGTAATGCAGGAATAGATCAGTTTTCGTCAGGAATGAGTCTTGCTCTTTTAGATAATAACTATGGTATCGATGTTACTTCAGGAGAACCGGTAGATCTCGTCGCGGCAGGTATTATCGACCCCGCTCTCGTCCCTTTAAATGCTCTTACCAATGCGGTCTCTGTTGCTATTCAGATACTTACCAGTTCTTGTATAATTGTTCCTAAAGTACGAGAAGAAAGGAAGTGATTTTTTATGAAGAAGTGTCCTCATGGAAATGATAAGGATGATTGTAAAAAGTGTATGGGAGGAAAGAAAAAGTGATGTGTCCCGCGTGTCACACGGGAGAAGCGGTTAGTCACGTTTTTTTAGGATACCTTCCGTGTAAAGTGTGTCAGAATAAAGGAGTATCACCTCCTGACAAAGGAGTAGAGTTTACGAGTGATTCAATCAAAGAGGAACGAAAAGCTTTCCCTGATGACATAACATCACACCACAGAAAAGGAAGCCTTAATAAACGGTGGGTTGATGTATATGGAGAGGAAAAAGCCCGTCAGTATGGGTATACTGAAAATGAGATAAAGAACGCAAAACACGTTTACTCAGGAGATGATACGTATTACAAGGAATGATTATGATTGAAACAATTATCCTCTTTTTTTTATTTGGGATATTTGCCGGATTCTTTTTTGGTATGTATATATTTAAAGAAGAGAAGCATGATAAGACAACCATTAAGGAAGAACCTCTACGAGATAACCCTCTTTATGAATCAATTGATAGAGTGGGTGTTGGAGTCATAAGACGGCCTGATGCAAAAGAGATAAAAAAGAGAGAAGAGCCTAAGAAGGTGAAGGAGGGAAAAGAAGCAATGAAGGAAACGTTGGATAAAGTACCTGAGCTTCAAAAGGCAAAGGAGTATATTAAAAAATATAAACTAACTACCGGTAAAGAATCGGTTTTGAGGGATAATCCCTATGAAGGTTAGTCCACAGGTTCTAATAAGAATATTTCTGGAATTAGTTTTGCTCTATTTTGTATGGACTAACGCCCATTGGTCAGTAGCTTTTTTTATTACAGTAATAACTATTCGAAACGAAATAATCGATGAACTTATTTTAAGGAAGTTTTGGAGGAAAAATGGCAACACCACGTAAAGACCCTAAGGATTATCTTAAAGAAGGTAGGCCAACACTTTATCATAATGGAGTACTTAGTGAATGTGAGGAATATATCGCAATAAATAGTTCAGCGCCATCTCTACCGACGATCGAAGGCCTGAGCCTTCATTTGGGAGTATCTGATGATACAATGGCTGATTGGTGCGAAAAACATCCAGAGTTTAGAGCCGCTTATAAACGAGTTTTTAAATTACAGAAGAACCAATTGATGGTTGACGGTATGTATGGTGGTAAAGAAGTTAACTCAGCGATGGCCATCTTTCTTCTCAAGGCCAATCATGGGATGATTGAAACAGAGCGTAAATTACTTGGTAATGATAGTGATGAACCACTGAGAGTTAGGTTGGATACAGAATGATAAGAAAATACAACTGAAACTAAAACTACTAAGATGAATGCAATAGAAATATTAACCAAACAAATTGATGAGGGTAGTTTCGCACTATACTTAACTCCACAAGAATGGGACGAGTATATACGACTTCTTCCACCAATCTCTCGTATGCAGCTTGAGACATTCGGTAATCCGTCACAAGAGATTGACCCAAAAGGTGGTATAGAAAAAGAGGTTCTTAACTTTCGTAACCACCCAGTATTTAAGAAGGAGCCTAGTGCGTGAAATCAACTTCACCAAACTTGCCAACTTTCAACCCAAACAACTCGAGGCGTTTAAGAGACTCTTCCAACCAGAATGTAAGTATCTTCTTTACGGAGGGGCCGCTGCTGGAGGTAAATCTTATTTTGTTAGATGGAGTGCATTGGCATTGGGAATGTATTACTCCGCCAAGTATGGAATCAAAGGTATACCAATCGGTCTATTCTCTGAAGATTACCCAACCCTTAAAGACCGACAAATCAGTAGAATAAAACGTGAATTCCCCCCATGGCTTGGGGAGCTAAAGGATACAAGAGAGGAGGGCTATGTTTTTAAAGCTAGTGATAAGTGGGGCGGATTTAATATTCTTCTTCGTAATCTTGATGATCCAAGTAAATACGCTTCCGTGGAATTTGCAGCCATACTTGTGGAAGAACTCACCAAGAATAACGAAGAGACTTTTGATGATTTACGCTTTCGGCTTCGTTATCCAGGTATTCCTGATACTAAGTTTGTGGGGGCTACAAACCCTGGTTCGATAGGTCATGGATGGGTAAAACAGAAGTGGATAGCTCCTAATTCCGACAAACTAGACCATGAACAAAGTCGATTTTTCTATGTCCCTGCACGATATGATGATAATAAGTACATTGATCCCTCGTATGTAGAACAACTACGATCCCTTCCTGAAAAGAAGCGCAAAGCATTTATGGAGGGATCGTGGACTACCTTTGAAGATCAATACTTTGAGGAGTGGAACGAGGGTTTACATATCATACGCCCCTTTATTCCCCAAGAGGGGTCTCTTGTCGTTGGCGGTATGGATTGGGGACGTACCGCACCTTTCTCGTTTCACCTTACAACAATAGAAAAAGTATTTTTTAATGCTACCCACTTCTACCGTGCCAAAACATTCTTTGAAACTTACGGAACACAGAAGAATCCTAAGGAGTGGAGTCAAGAAATACAAACACAGCTAAAGTTATTTAATCTTACCCTCAAAGATGTATCGTGGGTGCGGGCTGATCCAACTATCTTTAACAAAGGTCAGGATATGTCAAAAAGCATTAGGGACCAATTTGTTGATGATAATGAATTATGGCGTCTTCTTAGAAGCGCAAACAACGACAGGGTTGCGGGGTGGTCAGTGATGCACAATTGGCTCTCTAATGCACCTGACGAGTTACCGTATTGGCAGATTACAAGAAATTGTACCAACCTCATACGAACACTCCCTGATCAGGTTTATGACAAAAATAACGTAGAGGATATAGATAGTGATGGTGAAGACCATGCATGCGATGACCAACGATACCAGTTTAAACACCTTAAGTGGATTGATGCTAAAGTAGGTGCTATTAGTAAGTCTGACAAACCTACCCTTCCTTATGCACACCCCGCTGCTCGTATGATTGATGGAAACCAATTACCTATCAATATCGATAAATTTGTGCCTAAGAGATAAGTTTGGTATACTCTCTCTATGATTTGTACTATCTGTAAAAAAGACCATTCAATTAAAAACGAGGGGAGGCTTACAGTATGTGAGCGCAAGGAATACTTCAGTGCGGGCGCATATACACAGCATGAAGGAAAGAAATACCGTGCTTTCGGAACAGGAAATAGATTCCAGTTTGAGAATAAGTAACTTGATATACTACCTGCATGTACTCTCTCTCCGAGCCGCTTCTTCAAACGGTCAGTATTTGTCGTGACAATGCTTCTCGTACCTCTCTCTTTCGTTGCTTTAATTGCTCTCAAGCAATCGTGCAGGTCACTGGGAAGATAACAGACATGTTTCCTGGAAGCATTCCCTCTCCCGAAGTACCCATCATATTTAAATGCCCCTCCCACAGAGGGTGTTCTCTTTATTACACATTTCAGACTGTCTCATGGACAAAGAGAAGCTATATAAATACTGTTCTTCTTAAAACGTCACAAGAAGAATTCCGCTGCATTTTTTGTAGAACGGTACTTCCTCACCGTATTTATACAAGTATGTATCCTTGCATACAATTTTGTCAAAACGAGAATTGTAAACAGTGTTACAACTTTTATGATAGTGCTACAATAGAATAAAGGGACATACCCCACACCAAAAATCTGGCTGTGGGTTTTTTTGTATATGGCTTCTACTACTATTCCCATGCAGGGATCTTTCAATGATGTAAAAACAAGTAAAAACAGAGAGAACGAAGATCTCAAAACAAAGCCCCTTGATCCTCTTGAACTTGCTATCCCCGACGAAGAACTGGTTGATATTATCGATAAACGAATCAATGAATCCCGTATTTTTTATGAAGAAAGCTATGATCTTTATAGCAGACGAAGAAAAAACGAGATGTATTACTTCGGGAGGCAAATAGCACAACGGGAACGAGATAGAGATCTTAAAAGCTACGAATCTCGGTTCCAAGACAATGTCCTTTATGAGATTGAGTCAACCATTAAGCCTCTAGCCATGTCTCGTCTTCCTGACCTTATGGTAACGCCTGGCAACGATAGTGATGAGTCAGTTCTTATGGCACAGGAAGTCTCTAAAGCGGTCGATACGGACATAAAAGACCGAGAGAATAGGAAAGTACTGGGATTGGCTTTCAAGCACCATCCAGTGTACTTCACGGGCTGCATTAAGGTGCGGTGGAATCCTGAAATTGATGACTATGTTTTTGAGTGTATCCATCCTGATGAAATTGATATTGATCACACATGCCCTACCAATGACGCTAATGAGATGCAGTTTGTTTCGCAACTCGTTCCTCTTACGGTTGAGGAAGTAGTGATGCGTTTTCCTAACAAGAAAGAAGAGTTTTTTAAAGAACTTCAAAGAAGTGGTCTTATGGTAGGTGATACGCCAGGATGGAAACTCATGGCAACGACGATAAAGATTCGAGAGACATGGTTTCATCAATTTAAACGACACTCCGACACTCAGTGGGAGCGCATTGATGGGGTGATGTGGAAGTATAAGAAATGCTTACTCCATAAAATGAAGAATCCTAATTTTGACTATGAGGGAGAGATCCGCTATTTCTCTTATGATGAGAAAGGGGTCCGGCAAGGAGTGACTGAGAACGACTTGCAACATCTTCTCATAACCGGTCAGGTTCCTGAAAATATTAAAGAGGAAAAGGTTTATCACAACTATTTCAGAACCCCTGAAAAGCCCTACTATTTTCTCGGTTATGACCAGTGGGGAAGACAACCGATGGATGAAACGTCTCGTATCGAACAGAATATTAGAAATCAAGAAACACTTGATAAGCGGGGAAAACAAATTGACGAAACACTTGATAATAGGGGACACAATGTTTTCTCAAAGGAAGCGGGTCTAACGTCTGCTGATGTTGAGTCCATCGATATGAATGATCCCGACGAAGACTTTGTTGTTGATGGCAATGTAAACAACACTCATAAGTACATAGAGCCGCAACGGCCTACTCCCGCAGAGTTCGAAGAGGTAAATAACCTCCGTAACCGCATGTATTCTATTGCAGGATCACAATCAGTACGGGGGCAAATCATGGGAAATGCTCCCGCTACCAATAATCAAATAGCTCGTGAAAATGACTTCACTCGGGCTGATGATCTTGTTGAAGATACTATTAATGCCGCTGCAGAGTGGATGGCTCGTTGGTCACTTCAGTTTATAAAGCTTCGTTATACCAAAGATCATTTTAAGGAAATTCTTGGTATTGCCGGAGAAACAGTGTGGATGAAACTAAATAGAAACATGGTTGACGAGGGAATGGTAGTTAAAATCAAAGCATCAGGCACTGATAAGTTGAGAGCACAAAACAACGCTATGGATATGGCAAAGATGGAGATGATCGATCCCTATACGTTCTTTACTGACATGGGACTCTCTGACCCTGAGGGAAGAACAGAAAAACTTATGCTTATGAAAACAGATCCCATGGCATATATGCAAAAAGTAATTAAGGGTCTTGATACCTCTACCGCTATGGCACAGGCACTTATGAACCAGACGGCTCTAGAACAGCAGCAAATGGCTAGTCAGCAGATGCAACAACCAAACCCTTTGGTGGCACAAGGACAACCTGCCACAGGCCCTACACAGCCACAGAACCCTACCGTAACTAACACTGCGCAAATACCCGCAACACCTCCTACCGGACTCCCTCCCCAGGGTGTGTTATGATACGGGCGTTAGCAAACATAGGAGGCGCAGCAATGCGCTTCGTGTGTATTTTTAAGCTTTTCTATAAAACCTATTCTAATCGACTTCTTATCTTCTTGAAGTGAACCTCTTCTTTCGATACTATTCCAAGGTGACACATGCTACCGTGTAGGTACTACTACTAATCGACGACAAGACCAGAGTTATTTTTAGCCGGACGTGTGTCACAACTCCTCCTATTTGCTAAGGTAACTCTGGTCTTGTCGTTTTTATGGAGGTTTTATGGAAAATTATTCCGAAGAATCAGTTGGTGCATGCTATATACCCGCACATATTATGGTCAGAGATGACCTATCTATGTCTGAGAAAGTAATTTATGGAAGAGTTTTAGCACTAAGCAACAACAAGGGATACTGTTACGCAACAAACACATACCTTGGGGAACAAGTAGGGCTAAAGTCGGGAACAGTATCTGATATTGTTTCTAAGCTTGTCTCGCTAGATCTTGTACGTCGCGAGATCATACGAGACGATTTGGGGAAAATCCAACATAGGAAATTATTCCCCTTTTGGATTGCAGGAGAGACACAGTCCGACGTAGACCGGAATGGACAAGAAACCCACTCCGGAAAAAACCGGAATGGGGTAATTGAGGTCGGACACGCTCAACAACCCACTCCGGAAAAAACCGGAATGGATAGCATGAGGTCGGACACGCTCAACAACCCACTCCGGAAAAAACCGGAAGGTACTATAGATATACTAAAGAATACTAAAGAAGAGAAAGATTCTTTTTTTAAAAAAACTTTTATAAAGAATGGGGAAGAATACACTCTCCAAGATCCCGATGATTGGCACCCAGAAACCGTAGCGGTCGATACTCCGAGACAAAACAAGACCAGGGGAGTGGTGGAGATTAACGAACGTATTTCCGAAATCCTTTTAGGAAGTTGATTTGTGATATACTTTCACCATGGCTGATGTTGAAGAAAAAAAAGAGGTTACTTCTCCTGAGAGTGAAATAAAAGAAGAGCCCTATGTTTACCAGCGGGACCATGATAAGTCAGTACAGCAAATGCTGACAGAAACAAGAGAACGTCGTAAAAAGGGAGCCCAAAAAGAAGAATCCTTAAAAGAAATTCCTTCCGAGGAAAAAAAAGAGAACGATAAAAGTATTGATAAAAATTCTCTTCAAGAAGAAAAAGTAGATATTCCCCGGCTTTTAGAAGAGGCCACGGACAAAGCTACCCAAAAGGCAACTACCGCATTTAAAGAAGAACTTCAAAAGATTGAGAGTTCTAAGAAGAGCGAAGAGGAAAAAGTACGCGAGTCAGATGAACTTATTACTAAGTGGGAAAAAGAAAACCGCTTGCCTACCGACTGGAAAGAAGCTCTCTCTGAAATTGAACGTATCTCTGAAAAAAAAGCAGAGATTAAAATGAATAAACTCTTTGAGGAGCGGGAACGGGCACAGGAGGAAAGAACTCGTCAAGAGAGAGAACAGCAGGAGTCAGAGAGAAAAACCCAGGAGGAGAAATCTGCCGCGGTTTCTCGAAAGATTGCTGCTGAGCTTGAGGAGCTTTATGAGGGAAAATTTATTCCTCGATCCACCAAAGAAGGGGATGAAGGGGATAAAATTAGAAATGAACTCTTTGAATTAGGAGTGAAGATTAACAACGAACGGATCAAGAAAGATCTTCCGGCACTTGATTCAATTTCTAAAATCTATTTTATGCATTATAAGTCGGGAAATAATACACAGCCTGCGGGTGCGGATGCTCCCGTTTCGGGATCAAGAAGTTCTGCCGTAAAGAGTGATTCCAAGGCATATATTTACGCCCGTGATCACAATAAATCATATCGACAACTTCTCGAAGAGGGATTACAACGTCAAAAAGCATAGGCATTGACACCCCTCCCTTAGAGACAGTACACTATATCTAAATTACGAGACTTACTCGCTTACCTTTTGGGGGGCGAGTTTTTTTGTGGATAAAAACCACAACAAGGAGATTTATATGGCATATGACGGTATCCAGTTTGGAAACAGAGTTGATAACTTTGGCAATAGACAACTCTATACAAAAGTTGTTGATCAGGTATTAAATTCTCCCACGGTTTATTCGCGTCTTGTTTCTCAAGGAAAACCATTTCAAGGAAAAACAGAAGATGTTACCTATGATGTTGTTTCAGATACTTCTGGGCAATTCTTTACGGGTCTTGAAACACTTAACAGCTCTGCTGTTTCTACCACAGTAACCGGAAGTTTTGCACACACCGCTTTCACCCAACCCGTCGTTTCCATTATGCTTGAGTCTTTTGCAAACGCAGGAGCCCTTGGTCTTATAAATCTCGATACTTTCAAATACGAAAAAGCAGCAGCACAAGCACTTCAGGCACTTGGAGCAGCGGTATTTGGATTTGGAACCGCATCACAACCACTTGGACTTGGTGCAATAATTGATGATGGAACAAATGTTTCCACTATTGGCGGACTCTCTCGATCAACTTATCCTGTCTTAGACTCAACGCTCACTGCGTATAGTGGTGGCAAATTAACGTTGGCTACTATGGCAACACAGTATGACAGTGCTATCGCATCAGGACTTGCTGGAGAAACACCAAACGCTGCATACACGACAAAAACAATTTGGTCACTCTACGAGCAGCTTTTAACACCAAACGTTCGCGCATCGTATGAAGCGGTTGGCTATGACAAAGTTCGGGTACGCGCAAAGTATGGAGAGAGAAACAATGCTGAGCTTAGAAATGCGGCAGGATTTAGCGCACTTTCTTACCGAGACATGTCAATCATGCGGGATGATTTTTCAACAGCACAAACGTTATGGATGAACAACGAAAGTTATATGGATTGGATGGGAAGAACAGAAGTTCCTGAGGAATATTCTGATGTCCTTGAAAAAGTTGATTTTGGAACTATGGAAACATATGAAGGAACAGGGGCACTCGCTCTTGATATGCCATCTGAATTCAATGGATGGTACTACCAGAAGCCACTTACTATCCCTGACCAAGCAGGAAGAATAGCTAGGTTTTATGTCATAGGACAAATGATTCCTAAGGCTTTCCGAAGGAGTTCAAAAGGAACCGGAATTACTGGAGTTTAGTTTTAAAAAAGGAGTTTTTGTATGGCAATGTTAACAGGACCAGGGTTTTTATCCCCTATTGATTTATATACCTCGGATACAACAAATCCGGGCCCCTATAATATTGGGGAGTACCGTGTTGGCTCAAATGGAAAAGGGTTCCGCTATTCGCTTGCTGGGGCATCGGCGCTTGTAAAAGGTAATATTCTTCAAGAGGCGGTTGAGGATACAACCTATGAGAATATGGTAATTGGAACGGCTGGAGCAGTGGGGGACTCGTTTCTTCAGGTAACAAATGGAACCGCAACTATTACCTCGGCGCAGTTTGAGGGTGGGTCTATCGGAGTTTATACCGCGGGGACAGTGGCGGTTGGCGATGAGTATACGATTATGGGGGTTACTGGTACATTAACAACCGGTGGAGCGCTTAAAGTTTGGCTTGATCGTCCACTTAGGTATGCCTATACAACATCAGCAACAGTAAATATGAAGAGAAGCCCGTGGAGTGGGGTTATACAAGCTCCTATTACGACCCAAACAGGTATGGCGGTTGGTGTTGCAATCTATGAAATAGCAGCATCGTCATATGGGTGGGTGCAGACACACGGCATTTGTACGGTTCTTTCCAGCAACCAAACAGCGGCCGTTGGGTCTGATATCGGAACTCCATGTCTTGATGCAGCTGGAGCCGCTAGTGTGTTCATAGCAGGGACTACACACCAACGAATTGGTGTTATCCGTCAAGCAAAGGCGTCTGGAAAAGGTATTTGCATGTTTTTACAGATAGATTAAGATCCTTATCGTGCTCCTGGCCGCAAACGGAGGGAGCATTAATAAGGGGATTAGTGAGTTCAAGGAGAGTTTTTCTATGGCAGTAAATATTGAAAATCATATTCCTGTTGTTCAACATAATGGGCTTAATACTGCAAAAGCAGTAGATTTTAGTTCTGCGCCAAGCGTTGCGCTTCCTGCTGGAACAACTATTGCTGGAGTAACAGCGGCTGGGGCGACAACACTCACTTCGACAAGCGCTAATGCTCTCGCAGTTGGCCCTAGTGGAACCTCTAACCCTTCTTTAAATGTTGACGCATCAACAGCTTCGGCGATCACAGGAATTAATATAAAGTCAGCGGCCTCGGGGGGGAATGTTGCTATAACGGCATTGGGTGGTACAAACGAATCCATAACTATTGCCGGAAAAGGCACAGGTCTTGTTTCTACAAAGGCACCGATAACAACACACGCTACGGCAGCGATTAACTCTACAGCTACAGCCACAGCGGCACAAGTAGCGACAGGATATATTACTTCGACATCAGCTGCTGGTACAACAATAACACTTCCTACCGGGACAGCTTTGGGAACTCAGCTAGGAGCGGTTCAAGGAACAGTTTTCGATCTCTTTATTGATAATACAGCTGGAGCAAGTACCGTTACTATTGCAGTAGCTGTTAATGGGATTTTGTCTGACGCTGCGACCACAACGGCTGCTTCGTTCGGACAACTTACGGTGGCATCGGGAGTAACAGGACAGGGTTGCTTTAGGCTAATGTTCTCAAGCGCTACTGCATATACGTTTACGCGGGTAGCATAATCATATGTCAACAATAAGCGCTACATTTAACAGAGATGGTAATAGGGTTCCTATTGTTAATCTTGGACTTATAACAAAGAAATCTCAAACATTTTCAAACGTGGCAGGGTCGGGAGCAATTGGAACAGTAGCACTCTTTACTGTAACAGGAGTCGTTTACGCCTCTGTATTCGGTTTTTGTAACACTGATCTCGTGGGAGCGGCAACACTTGAGATTGGTGTGACTGGTTCAACGGCACTTCTTACCGCACAACTTGCCGACGCGACTACTTTAGACGCGGGAGAACTCTATGCTGACGCAACAGCAACGACCTTTAAAGCTATGTCTGACACTGTTCCACCGAAAGCGATTGTAACGACAAATATTTTTGCTACGGTTGGAGGAGCTAACATAACAGCTGGTCAAGTAGATTTCTACTGTATTTGGACCCCCATTAGTTCAGATGGAAATGTTTCATAAGAATGTGATATAGTTCTCTCATGAATATTTTGCTTCCCGATAAAAAAATTACCATAGAATTATCTTTGCGAGAGTTGACGATAGTGTATAATGTTCTCCTAAAAAGGGAGTATTCGTTGGTTGACGCAATAGTAGTTCTTCCCATTTTTCAACAAATAGAATTTATATTAGAACAACACAAAACAAAAGAAGGAGAGAGTATGTCAGACGAAGAGATAAAAACAGAATCAAAAGAAGAGACAAAGAATGAAACGGTAGAAAATAGCGCGCCGGAAGGCGCAGAGGTAGAAAATGCCACTTCCGAGTGAAGGAACAATACGTAACGAAGAGCGAATGATGGTTGTTAGACAGGAACTATATAGAAAATCTCAGGATATTATTCGTGTCTATAATCCTCTTGAGCATGAATTTAGATATAAGTATGAGGGGTATGTGCATAAAATAGGGCCTAACGAAACGAAAGATATTCGTCGGTTTCTTGCAGCTCATTACCTTAAAAAGATATCAGAGTATATACTTGGTCAAGAAATGTTAGTCAGGGGAAACGAACTAAAAGAAAAACGAGAGCGTGATTCTGGACATAAATTTACCGATAAATATGTAGAGAACAAAGAGGTATGGGATCAAGCGGGCAAACTAGATGATTCTGATAGAAAAGAAGAGATAGCGAAAATCGTTGTACTGGGCCTTGTCGAGGAGTATGGAATGGAAGTTCCAGAAGATATGCCAATGGATGTAACTCCGATTGATTATCGACCACTTGAAAACAGGATAATGGATTCATTCAACACTCCTATCTCAAAAGATGTTCCGTTTACAACGACGAAGGTTAAGCCGCTAAACAAAGTATCAGCTTCGGAGGTATCAAGTGAATAGTCTTCGGGATGAGGTTTCAACTATTCTTGATATTCGGATTCCTGAGAACAAATGGACCTTGTATGTAGAAATGCTTGATCGGGAAGGAAAGATGACACGAAAGGCAATGCTTTCTATCATACTAACGATATGTGTTCACCTTGAAGACTCAGAGCGGAAAATAGCGGTACTTGAAAGTATTGTCTACAAACCCATAGAGGAATTGACTGAAGAAAAACATGAGACTTCCAGAAGGACCGAACCAAACACCAAAAAGCATCTTTAATCCTCTGAGTGAGGATTTTGTCGCAACTCGCGCTGATGATACTAATGTGTCGCATACCTACTGTATCCAATCGTTTTGTGTTGCAACCTTTCCAACCTATTTGGCGGATCATATAGCAAAAAAGCTTGCCCATGAGGTGGTAAGTACACGAGGAATCTCACAAAATTCTAATTATGAGGATGACATTGCCTCTGTTTTAAAAGAAATTGAGATTGTATGAACAACAGCCTCTCCCTAAGGGAAAAAGTGGAAGTTATATTTAAAGAATTTGATGCGTATCTCAAAGAGGTTGAGGATCTTGAGAAACTGCGGGAGGAGTTAAAGGGAGAGGATCATGATCTTGCTAAAAAACGAACTGACTTAGACGTGTTTAAAAGATCTCTTTTGGTTAAAGAAGAGGAGACAAAGAGAGAGAGAGAATATATAGAAAGAAAACTTCTCGAAATAGAAAAAAGAGAGTCAAAAATCCAAGAGCATATTAAAAACATGGACCGTGAACGGATCTCTCTTTCTCAAGACAAAAATCTTGTTTCCGAATATAGTATGAAGATGAGAGAACTATCACAGCGTGAAGCGGTGCTTCTTGCTTCAGAAAAAGGGGACCAAGAAAGAAAGAAAATATTAGATTCTCGGGAGAAGAAGATACGTGAACTTGAAAACTACCTATCGCGCCGTGAGCAACTAGCTGAAATATAAGGTGGTTCTATGTTAGTATAATGATACGGAGACTTACTCCAGTGGCTATAAACGCCTTGGAGATTTTTTATGGCAAACGCTCTCAGAGAAGATAACAGAGTAACAGGGATCCTTGCTCGGAGTAACTTGGTACAATCCTCACTCCTTGTTTTAGAGGGACTTCCGTTAGCGGGAGCTAACGCTCTTGTAGTTGCAGTGGTTGACTCAACGGGAACACAAATATCCACGTTCCCTGTTTCTGGTACGGTTACGGCTAACCAAGGAGGAGCACCATGGTCTCAAAATATCACGCAAGTGGGAGGTGCGTTATTTTCACTAGGACAGCAACTTGCGGCCGGCTCACTTCCTATCGTTCTTACTGCCTCGCAACTAACGACACTTACTCCGTTATCAAGTGTGACGGCAAACGCAGGAACTAACCTCAATACCTCTCTTTTGGCTCTTGAAAGCGGGGGGAATCTTGCAATGATTGCGGGAGCTATTACTGCCTCGGTTGTACAGTCAAACGTAAAACAGATTAATGGAGTAGCGCCTAGTATGGGTGCGGGAGCGTCAGGAACAGGAGTACAACGTGTTGTGCAGGCAAATGATTCGGGAAAAACACTTACCTCAAAGGGAGGGTCAGTTAGCTCTTCGGGGAATAATACCTTAATAAGTGCGGGGACCAATCGACTAAAGATTCATGCGTTTTCACTTTCAACGACATCAACGACTGCAGTAATCTGCATTTTTCAGTCAGGAGCAAGTGGTACAGAATTATGGCGAGTTATATTACAAGCACCTTCTGGAGTCTCTACAGGAGCTAATTTGGCTATTACTCCACCGGCATGGCTATTTGCAACCGCCAGCGCAACACTTCTTAATCTTAACTTAGATAGTTCTCAAACTATCCACTATTCAGTAAGTTATGTTGATGAGGTTTAATTATGGACCAGTTACTAGAAAGAATAAAAAAAGAAATAGAAGTAGACCCGGGTAAGAAGGGGTATTTAGGTAAGTCTGCAAAAGAGATTGCTGATCTCATGAATTCACAAACAGTCACGATTAGCGATATTATCCAGCCCGATCCTGGTCCTGATATCAATCCTCCTCCTGCGGGTACTATTACTGGTCAGAGAACTGACTATAGGGACGCGCCAGTTTTAAAATTGATTGTGGGAATTACTGGTGTTCCCAATGAAATAACAGAAGAACAGGTCAAGGAGGCACTCATCTAATGTCATCGATATCGGATACTTATGGTACAACAACTACATTTACTATTACTCTTGCGTCGCTTGCTAATTCAACAGCAGGGGTAGGGAGGCAAAGTAATGTTATTACAAGCAATACTGCTCCATCAGCGCTCATTGCAGTTAAATTTACAACAGGAACAAGTCCTACAGCGAATACACTTGTGTATGTCTATCTCATACGAGGAGACGGCACGCTTATTGACGACAATGCAGGAGCATCTGATGCGGGAATTACCGTAATCAATGCACCGCTTTTGGGTACTATACTTAATTCTGCAGCAACATCTAACGCTACCTATTATGGGGTTTTTGATACAAAATTTCTGGGATCTCTGGGTAAAAGTTTTGGAATTGCAGTGGTTAACAGTACAGGAGCTACGGCCAATAGTACGGGAGGTAATTTTTCAGCAGAATATACTCTTATTACGCCTACTATAACTTAGTCTTTTATGGCAGCATTTTTTGTACAATCAGCTTCAAATACGGCACTTACGACTCCTGTTACAGTAACGTTGGGATTGACACCAAAAATAACCAATCTTCTTATAGGGGTGGTTGATGCAAACGTCGCTGCAGGAAGTGTTACGATAACGGGATTTACTTCTGCTGTTTCAATTGCAACAAATATTGGAGTAGGAAGCACTCAGGTTTTTTATAAGATTTGTGACGGAACTGATACAACGTCAATTAGTTCGGTGGGAACACTTGCAACACTTATGCAGTTTCATGTATTTGAATTTAGCGGGTTTAACACCACTACTGCTTCGGTTTTGGATCAAACTGCATCAACAGCCGACAGTGGGGTTCCGGTTACTTCCCGTGCATCGGGAACAACCAGTGCTACTACTCTTGCTGACGAGCTGGTTGTTGCGGCTGTAGGTACACTGCTTACTAACGGAGGAAGTGTTTCTTGGACAAACTCGTATGTGACAGGAATAACGACAACAGATCTTATGACGTCATATCTAATAACAACTGCAACAGGTGCTCAAAGCACCACGGCATCGTGGGCAACACTACAAAATGCTGCGGGGTGTGTTGCAACTTTTAAGGCAAGTAGCGGAAACAGTTTTTATAGAGGAGGAAAATAGTGAAACCGTACATCCCTAAAATAAATTGGAATAATCGGTTTTCTCAGGGACTTGTTTTTGACGTACCTCTTTTTGAAGGAGGCGGTACCAATGTTCAAGATGTCGTGAGTAACAGAAACCTTACTACAAGTGGAACTCCCTTATGGAAACCAAGCCAACTCGGCCCCGGCCTTTCATTTGACGGGTCGACACAGTTTGCAAGCGTGGGATCGGTTCCAACATCTAACACTACTAATTATGCACTTGCGGCAATATTTAGCCTTACTACTATTCAAGCTGCGGGAGAAAAAGTAATTCTTTACGTGGGGTCTGACGCAAACTCGAATGGAGTTGCACTGGAAGTTAACGCAGGGGTGGTAAAAGTTCTTTTTAGAGGACAGAATCTATTTGATGTTGCAGTGACTCTTACTGCGGGCGTAATTTACAATATTCTAGTAAGTAATCGGGCAGTTCTTACAACGACAGTGTACATAAATGGTTTACCAACAGCAACAACTTCTAGCAGTTCTACAAATGCTCCCACAGCGAATACTTCTTTGGCACAAGATAACTCGAATGCGAAACGGTGTAACTGTACTATTTACTCGGCCCGGGTTTGGGCAAACAGATCGTTTAATGCGCAAGAAGCCAAGCAGCTTTATACCGATCCGTGGCAAATATATACACGTCCTAATAAATTTCCTTCATACGGGGCTATGGCGGTAAATGCACTTCGTATGATGATGGGTATGGGAATGTAGATCTGCTATACTAGAAAAAAAGGAGGGCTATGCCACTTACTAAAAAAGGTTCAAAAATTAGAGGTGCGATGGAAAAAGAATATGGCTCCAAAAAAGGAGAAAGTGTTTTCTATGCATCTAAAAATGCAGGAAAGATTAAAGGAGTTGAGAAGAAGAAATAACTATGCGACTTACCTATCAAGATATCAAAGAACAACATCTTCGCTACATTAATGAGGTTGGTACGACTAATACTGATCTTTTGGCGGACTTTAATACGAATCTTGGTCAACGGTATCAGTTAGTACTGGCAAAACTTAATAACTATAAGACAGTAAAACCATACTCATTTAGTACCGCAAACAATACACAGCTTTATCCATTTCCCCCGGGCCTTGTGACCATTGAGGGAGGATATATTACTATTGGATCGGTAAACTATCCGCTTCAACCCATACTTTCTCGAAACAATATATTGCAGCTCAATGCTATCCAAATTCAGGCTTCGGCAGTTCCTCAGTTTTATTTCATTGAACAGGACTCATTTCAGGTGTGGCCAATTCCTCAAGCAACTTATACGGGGGTGATTTACTATCACTTTAGAGATAGAAATCTTTCGGTTGACGACTTTTCTACTGGAACAATTACCGTTACTAACGGGAGTGCGATTGTCGAAAACGCCGATGCAGTTTTTACAAGTTCTATGGTGGGTAGGTGGCTTACGGTGACAGATACAACTGTTCAAGGGCAGGGATACTGGTATCGGATAACAGGATTTACCGATACTACACATGTTACTTTGGGTACAAATTCAGGGGTTGCGTCAAGCTGGGCGTTTGCTACTGCGACTCCAGCTGCCTATAGAATCGGAGAGACACCCGAGCTGCCGGAAGAACTTCATACGATTTTGTCCTGGGGAACTGCTGCTGATTTTTATGGAGGAATGCAAAAAGACCCCGACTCAGCAGAACTATATGATAACCTTTTTTGGACGGGTAACGCTAAAAATAAAAACAGAGTTGAGGGAACTCCCGAAATAACAGGCGGGCTTTTGGGGGCAATAAATCTTTATAATGACCGTGATGACAGGAGAATTGTTAGAAGGAAACCTCGTTTAAATCCGTTGCAATATAAAGTATGGGCAACAGAGCTATCACAATAGTAATTAATAATACCTTGTGATATAATTGGGGGATTAATAAAACCCTGTAATCTGCTATACTTCCCCCAAAGGAACCTATCCCAAAACGATCTCGTTGTGTGGGATTTTTTTATGTCTAAGTCAGTTTTTTCTCAGAAGCGATGGGCTGGTGGTTTAAGCGATTATCTTAAGGAAAATGCATCGGGAGAAGTCCCTAATTCTTTCTACTATGGTCGTGCCATAAATTACCGAGATGACCCTCAATCAATCACGCTTCTTCCTGGCGCGGTAAAAGAATCTGGATCGGTAATTACAGATCTTATTAAGTGGGGAGATGTTATTCCTTCTGATCTGAGCTCCTATTACTACGGAGACACGGGAAATCTCTATAAACGAACAACGGCGGGAAGCTGGAGCCTTTTACGGTCAGTTGCTAATGCTCATGGAAATGGGCTATCCTATTTTGCTGGTGATGATTATCTCTACTATACGACTGACTCGGCCCTTGGTCGGTATGGTCCTATAGCAGGAATACCTACTGTTTCAGACAACTTTCTCCAGGCACAGGGTGGAGTTCCGCTAAATACTAACTCTCTTCTTTTAGCCTCTGCTTCCTCTATGTATGCAACTGCTTCTGACTCTGCGTCTCTTTCGGTAACGGGAAGCATCACTCTAGAAACTTTTTTTAAGGCAAACACCTTACCTACCGCGGGTAATTCAATGGCGCTTATTGCTAAGTGGGATGAATCAGGTGTTACTCGGTCGTATATCCTCGACCTTTACGGAACTTCTGGTTTCTTTGGGGATGGGTCTGATGGGCCATTGACGATTTCTTCAAATACTACTCAAAGTCTTGTTGATTCAGATTGTACTGGAACAGCTGCAACACAATCAATTTCAGCAACAAACGCTTCTTTTGCGGCAAACAAACCAATACTTATTTGGCAAACACAAGGATCGAGTGCTGGGCAATGGGAGCGAAATACTATACAAAGTTACACATCGGGAACTATCACTACTATGACTCCTCTTAGGAACACCTATGGATCAGGGGCACAGGTTATTCAAATTCCCCAATATACGACGGTTTCTGTAAGCTCGAGTTTTACATGGAGTGCTAAATCTTGGAATGGGACTACTGGTGGACTACTTATTTTTTTGGCAAGTGGAAACTTCGCGTATACTGGTATCGTTTCAGCGGATGGGGCAGGATTTCGAGGAGGAGTAGGAGGAACAACAACAACAACGGGAAACCAAGGAGAGTCGTACTTGGGTGGCGGGGGTGGATCTAATATTCCAAACTACTCAGGCGGCGGCGGCGGCGACAATCTTAGTGGTAATGGTTTTGCTGGTCTTGTAACACCAGACTCGACAGATCTAACTACAATGATCCTGGGAAGCGGTGGGGGTGGTGCAAACACTCCTTCGGGTGGAACTATCGATGGTGGAAATGGTGGCGGCGGAATCTTCGTAAACGCAGTAACAATATCACGACATGGATCAGGAACTATGACAGCGGGAGGAGTATCAGGTTCGGTAGGAAGGCATTCTGCAGGATCGGGTTCAGGAGGTTTTGTTATGATGAATGGACAAGTTGCGCCGCTTGGAGTTGATGCTATAACTGCGCTTGGTGCGGGAAGTACAATCCCTGATGTCCCTGGCGAGGGAGGAAACGGGGGAGGAGGTAGTCATGCAACTTTGGGTATTGGTGGAACAGCAAGTTCAGGAGGGGCCGGAGGAGATGGAAGAATACATCTAAACTATCTTACTTCTTATTCTGGATCGACTATTCCAACACTGAATGCTACCCAAGACAATACGCTTGTAACAACCACAACAACACAGGCGCGACTTGGAGTTTCAAGTAATGGATCAAACTCTGAATATTTAACACAAAACCTTTCTAGTCTTGCCACAGGAGTATGGAATAGACTTTCGGCGTCTTGGGTAGCAGCAACCTCAACGGTAACCTTTTATCTGAATGCGCTGGTTATCGGTACTTCTGTTGGTACCTTTACCTCAATACATAACAACGCCTCCCTTTTATATGTGGGCGCAAATAAAACTTCTGCAGTTGCTAACTTTTTCGATGGATATCTTGATGATGCACGTATTTGGGGGCAAGCTAATGGGGCCGGACAAATAGCAGCACAAAACCAGGTTCAGCTGACGGGGAGTGAAGGAAATCTTAAGGCATACTATAAATTGAACGCAGCGTTTACCGATGGTACGGCTAATGGAAATACGCTTACTTCTCATAACTCGCCGACCTTCTCGACTGATGTTCCCTTCCCTGCACCCTCAACTCGATTAGATATCGATACATCACAGGTTCTTAGTGGACAAACCTATACTCTTCCTACCTCAATCATCGAGGACGCTATAGATATACGTAGTTTTACCCCCGTTAATGACCCTCAGGCGTCAGTCTCGTTCTTTGTTGATACTAAAGGAACGGGAAACTGGACGGTGACTATTCACGATCAGCAAAACAGGACAATAGCTACAACCACTATGGCGAATGCCAATATTCCGATTGCCGGTGAAGTAGAATTCATTTTTACCACTCCTTGGAGAATTGTTATTGGAAAAACATATCATATTCACCTAACCTCAACAGTAGCTGATGGGAAAATTGTCACGGGAACAGCAGACAATATTTCCACGGCAAAATACTATACTTATTTTGGATTTTTGGTAACTGATACGCAATTTCACCCTATTGTTCCCTTCCTTCAGTATGAAGTTATTGGAAACGAACGATATCTTGCAACATGGGATGGTGCTTTTTATAATCCTAACCTTATCGCGTTCCCCCCCCAGTGGAAAGTTAGATGTTTTGGGTTTTGGAGAGAATATCTGGCTATTGGTATGTGGCGTGGAGGATTGATAACGGGGTTTGATCGTGGACGTATTTATTTTTGGGATGGCCAGGCTCCAACATTTAACTTCTTTATTGATATTGCAGAGGGCCAGGTTAACGCGCTTTGTGGAATTGACTCTGATCTCTATATGTATGCAGGATACCGAGGGCTTCTTATGGACTATCAGGGAAATTATGCCTCCACAGGGAGCGCCCAGTCGCAGAAAGTTAAAAGAATGCCGCAGCTTTCAGGAAATGACTATACAGAAGTATATCCTGGAGCGCTTACGATGTGGCGAGGTCTTCTCCATGCGGGGCTTTATGCAAATAGTAACTCAACAACAGTAGGGCGTGGTGTTTATAGTTATGGAACATTAAATCAAATGTATCCTCAAATACTCTCGTTTGACTATCCAATTTCTACTGGAAACTATGGAAGTACTGTGCAAATAGGTTCGATAACCCCTGTAGGAACATCGCTTGTTGTAGGGTGGAAAGATGGTTCTGGATTTGGTGCTGATAAGGTTGATTTTAATAATAATCCTGCTCGGGTTGGTGAACTTCAAACACTCGTGATGGACGATAATAGTATCTGGCATCAAAGTGAGACGCTTGCACTTAAGGCAGACTTTTTGCCACTTACAACAGGACAGTCAGTCGAAATAGAGCTCAATCTAGACAGAAATGGATTTACTTCGCTTGGTACACAAAGTACGATTAGTAAAACTTCTGTGAGAAACGCAATTTCGTCAGGTAGAGCGCAAGAGTACCAGCTAGGTGTAAAACTATTCTCTTCGGGAACGACTTCTCCGACACTTTTAGGCCTCTCATTACTTAAGGACGAACTGACAAGTGAGGGAAAATTTTGATGAGTGATGATAAGAATAATTCAAATGAGGTTAAAGATACTTCAACCAAAGCGTCGTTCGTTGATCCAACGACAGCTAAAAGTGTGCAGGCAAGTGCACTCGTTTCTCAAAATGCTATCATTCCTGGATCTATAAAACCGCGTCATTTAGTCCCTGGGCTTACACATGATGGAGATATGTACTATAGTAAGGGGTCTAACTTTGGACGAATTTCAGCTGGTACGACGGGAGATTTGTTTACTATTATTGATGGGGTTCCACAATGGAGTACTCTCTTGAGTAGTACCGTAACAGAACTTAATCTTCTTCTTTCTGACAATACTATTGCTGATGTTTCTATAATAAAACATGGATTTGCTCCTAAAGCTCCAAACGATACAACGAAGTTCCTTCGGGGGGACGCAACATGGGCGGTTCCCGTTGTTGTTGAAAGTCAGTTTAACTTTACCGACATAACGACGGCGGATGTTTCGACTACTAAACATGGTCTTACTCCAAAACTACCAAATGATTCAACAAAATATTTGAGTGGAGCAGGAACGTATACGGTTCCGACTATAGTGGAAAGCCAGTTTAGTTTTACTGATGTGACAACTGCTGACTCCTCGAGCACTAAACATGGTCTTTTGCCTAAACTATCTAATACGGCAACAACGTATCTTGATGGAACGGGAGCATTTAGTACCCCTACAGGGAGTACACCAAAAGTTCGACAAGTTTCGCAGGCGGTGAATGACGATGTGCAGTCAACAACAAGTTCAAACGTTGATCTTGCTGACATGAGTATTACTATGACTGTGTTGGCAAACAGTAAGATGATGGCTATGTTTACGTCGAACTGTTCTCATAGTAGTGCTGATAGTCTCGTTCTTTTTAATATAGATGTGGATGGAGGGGGTGGGGTTCAGATTATTGTTACATCACCGGTATCAAGTACGAATGGAGATAGACAGGGTGCAGCATTAAACTACGAGTCAGCGGCTCTGTCGGCGGGAAGTCATACCATTAAGATAAAATGGGGTGAGCATAGTGGTGCAGGAACCGCGTATTGCTCGACAAGAACACTCATTGTTATGGAAGTGACTGCGTAGAAGTGCTACAATAAAATAAAGGAACCTATCCCAAGAGAAAACTCTCGTTGGGATATTTTTGTATATGGCAGGATTTGATATTGGAAGCTATAACCAACAAGGATCGGATGCATATAAACAAGGCCAGAGTGCTGTAAATTCGTTCGACCCCACTTCAAAAGTAAAAAACTGGCTTGGTGACTATAACAATATGCTTGGATCACAGCTTGGTACTGCAAAAAACTACCAAAATGAGTTTGCTAATACCATAGCGGGTAATCCACAAATGCAAGATACCTACGCAAAAGCCAATGAAATGTACAATGTTCCGGGTCTTGCGCAAGAAGCAAACAGATTGACTCAGCAAGTAAACAATCAACTTCCCCAACAATATCAACTTGCACGGGGGTTTGATGTGGGGGATGCGCAGGTACAAAATGCAGCAAATGTTGCCAATAGATTTTTGGCTCCACAAGCAACGGCAGCACAACAGAATGCCAATACAGCACAAGGGTTGGCAAGTGGATATGTAACACAGCAACAGGCACAAAACACTCAGAGTCTACTCCCTATTCAAGCATATGGTCAATTTTTGTCACAAAACCAGGCAGCACAAACAACAGGATGGACTGACTCGCTTAAAAATGAGCTTGATGGATTAGTTGCAAAGATGCAATCAGGAGTTCAGCTTTCAGAACAAGAAATGCAGAGGGCCCAGCAGCTTGCTGCCACTGCAGAGGCATATCAACAAGCACAACTACAGGCAAACACCCAACTAGCAAATACCCAGCTGCAGCAGAGATATCAGACATTGAATCCTGCTCAAAGATTAGTAAATACGGTTACTGGAGCAAGCGTGAAAAACGTTTAATTATGGATCAGCTTGATGTTGCACTAAGAGCATATTCTCAGAAAGATCCGCTGGAGGAAGCACTCTCTTTTTATACTACTCCTAAATACGTTGATGAGGCAAAACAATTTGAGGGTGATCAGAGTTTTAACGGGAAGTGTGAGCGTTTTGTAGAACAAATTTCGACGGGGAGTCATGGTAAATATCCATCTGCCATAAACGCGTGGAACGATCTTTCGAAGAATGCACGGAAGGGAATAGCTGATACAAAGCCAGGAGATCTTGTTTATTTTAGTGCGGATAATTCAAATGACCAAAATGGGCACACGGGGATTTATTTGGGGAATAATCAGTTTATATCGGCAACGGATACAGGTGTAAAACCCTATGATTTAGATGATTGGCAACAAAGAACAGGACAACAACTATTGGGGTTTATACCAAGAAAGGAGGAATAAGTGGCAAACAAAATAATAGACTTTATTAATTCAATGGGAATTTCTACTCCAGATAATCCTCTTCAATCATTTATAAAAAGTAGCACAAAAGATATTCCCATGGTTGGGTCATATATAAACAATGGAATTCCCTCTTACGATGTATCCAAAAATATAGGGTCTAGTCCAAACACAAATGAGGTGATGCAGGATGTAAGTGACGTTGGAACAGGCCTTTTAAACCTTCCGAGAAATGCAATGCTTCACCCTCTGAAAACAGCTGCAGGGGCACTCATGGCACCGGTAAATGCGGTTACTGACTTTGCGACAACCACTGCTCCTGCTATGCTTGGCAACGAGGAAGCTCGAAAGCGATTCGAAAAGCATCCGGTAAGCAAAACGCTGAATACTGCTGCTACGGCAATGGGAGCAATTAACGCTGTTAATACTGCTGCACAGTCACGAACATCGGACATAAAAGAAAGTAGCACTGCATTACCAAAAATATCACAAGAAATTCCTAAACAAGCAGTTGATAATTATATGAAGATGTTTGAGGTTCCGAAGCGATCTGCTCAAAGAATGAGCATTAGTCCAGAAGACTCAGTAAGGACAGCTATAAAAGATGGGATAACTAACGTAAAAGATCTTAATGAACTCCAAGGAGTGGTGGATTCAGTAACCGGAGAAAACGGAGCTTTTCCAAAAATAAACAAAATAATACTGGATGATATAAAAAAACCGGTCGATATAGAATCAATCTATAATTCGCAACCAGCAGCAGAAACGATTGCGTCTCGTGCGATAAATCAAAACCTAAAAGGAAGTCCAAAGGGTCTTGTTAACGAGGTTAATGCCCGCGTGGCGGGGTCCTTCCCGGAATATGGCATGCAGTCAATAATACCAGAAAATACTGCGTTGCCTTCTGATCTTTATACAACATCCCAAAAACTAGGAACGCTCGAGAGAATGTACAAAAATAAAGCCTATGATGCTCAGGGAGATCTCATAAATCCTGATATGGAACGAGCGTCTAATGCTATTGGAGAGATTAAAAATAACATAAACGACGTGCTCGATAAGGCTATTGACCCTAAAACATACCAAGTATATAAATCCGATCCAAGGGTTCAAGCTGAACTGTCACGACTTCCCGAAGGACTTGCAAACAGATGGCTTTCTGATGCTAAGCAGTTTCGGGATGGGAGATCGATTCAAGCCCCCTATGTTAACCTTGGAAGAATGATTGAAATGACGCAGGATGCAGGCATGACAGCATTTTCTAAACTTCGAGAGGGAATCGTCCCTGCGTCACAGAAAGTAGCTGACTTTATTACGCAACCCAGGCAAACAATAGGTGGGGCGCTTGTTGGAGGAGTTCAAAAAGCCCTATCACCCTTTCTAGATAAAACTCCTGAGCAAATAAACCAAGATCTTACCAGTGGGGTTGCTTCGTCAAGTGCACCTTCGGGGGTGGTTGGAACAGCACAGGCCACTGGAAATGCTGCAAGAGGAGCGATTGGTCAAGCGACAAGTCCATTAAGTGCTCTGGCTAATTTGCCAGAAATAGCACAAAATCCATCAGCGTACGTATCAAATAACCCGTTACAAATACAAGGAGCCCTGGGGGGTTCGCAGGCGGGTCAACAAGCACAAAACGAAGAAAGTAACAACGCATCAAGACTTCCCCAAATACCAACACTGTCCCTGTCGGGAAATGTATCTCCTGTGGGGGGGCAATCTCCTGTTCAATCGTTAAAACCAGATGTGCAAGGTAACTACTCCTTTCCAGATCAACAAGGGGGAGGGACCTATATGACTACACAGGAGTATTTGCAGGGAATACAACAACATCCGCCAGGAGATCCTGAAAGAAATAATATAGAAGCGGCGTACCAAGAATCACAGAAACAGGCACAGGGGGCGCTGACTTCGGGAGTAAAGAACTTTATGAATAAATCGCAACCAATTTTAAATGGTGTTGCTTCCTTCAGGGATCAGACACTTCCGTCTCTTCCAACTGATATATTAAAGCAGTTTAAACAAGACAGAGACTTAGAAGCATACATATCTAACCCCAACAATCCTTATGCGCAACAACTTGCGAGAGTTGGGAAGCTCAATAATCTTTACTCTTCGGTATCAAAGGATATTACGGGTGAGTCACCTACCGACACACAACTTATTCATGCGGGTGATTCAAGTGAACAAATACGACAAAAGGTTGACGAAATGCTTACCACTATTATCGAAACACACGGACAGTTCCAAGAGCCGTATGCTGCGGTTGTTTCCCCTTCGGGTACGGTAAGCTCCCAAAACAAACCGACACCACTCCAGCGCCCTACGGCACCTTCCGAGCCTAGTTTTGCACCTATTGTGGGAGGAGGGCTACCTGCTATACAGTAGTACTTATGGATAGACTTGTACCACCATTTGGTCCGGGAAATACGGGAGTAAGAAACGTCAGTAATGCGGTTTCACAACCCGCACTCGACCCCTCGGGAGAGGGAAGTATTATGAATGCCATTACACCTATGTCACCTAATTTTGATCCTACCTTGCAGGCAAATACGCCGGGGGCGATGCCAAATAAATCACCAATGAGTGATGTTCACGCGTATGCAGCTAGACAAGGTATTCAACTTCCCCAACAGAGCGTACAACCCCAACCACAGCAGCCTTCTGGAGGCCCTGTAAACCCGCTACAAGCGGCTACACAGCCTGGTCAACAAGATAACCCAAAGACGCTAAATGGGGAGGCAGAGATAATCCTACAGACTCTAAGTGATAGGTTGTCCCATATAAACAAAAAGGAGTTAAGCGCCTTGAAGCGATTTGAGAGTACTGTTAATCCAGGGGTCAAGCCTCCGCAGGGGCATGATTCAATGACAGGAAATATGGTAGAAAGTATGCAGGGTTGGCAACCAGGGCAGAAGTCCGCTTTTGATACAGCGGTTCTTATGAAAGATGCACACACAGTACAACAAATGCTCGGGAGCGTTCCTGAATACTATAAAAAACAACTTGCTGACCAAATAGAAAAGGTCATTGGACAAACACCAAAAACAGGAGCAGAAACGGCAGAATGGTATAAAAGAAATGAGCTACCATGACGGAGAGTGTTATGGACAAAACAACAGAAACTTCCGTTGCAATTGCACTAAATTCTTTGCAAAAAGATATGGAATACCTGAGAATCTCGGTTGATAAGGTCAATGCGCGACTTAAGGAAATGCAGGATTCGTATGTAACCAAGGAGGAACAAAAAGTTTTATCTGATAAAATGGACGTACGAATAGAAGGAATACAAAAGGATGTAAATTTTATTAAAAAAAGCGGATGGGGTGTTATTGCATTCATTATCTATGAAATAGGCAGATTTTTAATAGGGATTTTTGAGATACATATAAAATGAATACACGATTTTCGTGGGTTCGTATGCTACTGATAGTAGCAGGATTTTTAGTAGTATTACTAAGGTGGTATCCGTGGTGATGTTAAGTGAGTTTGTTAAAGAATGGGATGGAAAAACATGTGATGTTGACGGGTTTCCTAAGAACAATCCCTATCAATGCATGGATCTCATGCACCAATATCTCCATGATGTTTTTGGACTATCCTTTCGAGCCTTAGCAGCAGTCAACGCAAAGACAGTTTATACAAACTTTAATTCTCTCTTTCTTCACGAATTGTTTGAAAAAATTCCTAATTCGTCTAAAAAAGAAGTATTTCCCCAACAGGGAGATGTTGTTTTGTGGGATGGAGTAGATGGACATGTTGCTATTTTTATTGTCAAAGTATCGGATAACGATTTTCATAGTTTTGACCAAAATTATCCAGTAGGATCAAGGTGTCATGTACAATATCATAATTATACAAACGTATTGGGGTGGCTACGCCTTAAAGGAGGAGTTATGGAGCCCGATTGGAAACAATCATTTTTACAACTAGGACAGTCATTTGGGGATCAGTTTGATGAGAGTTGGAACCCTGACGAGAAAAAAGTGTATATTAAAAAAATTCAGGATAAAGCATCTGACTATAAAAAGAGGGCAGATAACCCGCCTTCCCTGGGTGATTCTCCCAAAACACTCGGGGAGGCACTTATCCTGGCAGGTAGTCTTGCAAAGGAGAAAAATCTATGAATTCAGGACGATTTGAACTTAAAGTAGATGACTGGCAAAGATGGGCAAAGAATGCACTAAAGTTTCTTCTTCCCGCACTCCTTTTATTTATGGGTGCGCTAAAAACGGGAACCCCTCTAAGAGACGCCCTCTGGATTGCCTATTTGTATCTTTTTAATGTGGTTTACGATCTTCTCAATAAATGGGTCTCTGATAATAAGTGATATACTGTTTTAAGGTAAGGGGTAGGGCAGGCCTCTTATCTTTTTTAGATAAAAATGTTTGACAAAAGTAGACAAATATGGTATTGTTTGAGCATGAAGGATAGGGAAAAGAGACGGTCAGAGGTGGTTTTTACGCGGTTAACACCACAAGAGAGAGTTGATCTTGAGTCCCTTGCAATAGATATGGGTATGTATACGTCGACTTTGGTACGTATAGCGATTCTCAGTCTTTTAGAAGAAGTAGGAGGAAAAGGAATTTATGAAAATAAACATACTTAAAACGGAGGATATTAAGAGGAATGAAGAGATCACTATTGTAAATGAGATATATAAACTTATGGCGTTCTTTTCTCTTCAAAAAAAGATGAGGGAAGCTAAGGAAATCCATAATTATGCACTTGAAAATGTTAGTGGGTATAAACGTATCTACGAAGAATTATCTAAAGAATTCGGAGGTATCTTTGAAAACGATTGATCCTGACGAAAGAAATGATCAAAACTTTGAACATGTTGGACCTTATAGCTCGACCTATAAAAATTTTAAGGACGAAAAGGCGCAATCTCTTTTTGAATCCTACGGGCGTGGAGAGATCAGTTTTGAAGAGTACCAAAGTTTATTAAAAGAAAAACTAGAGCCATGGGAAAGACCATCCGATGGAAGGAAAGAGGATTTTTATGAGTGATGCATTTATTCCAGAAGACTATAAACAGCCGGAAGATTCTAATTATATGCAACTTGAGGAAGGAGAGAATAAGTTTCGATTTCTCTCAAAACCTATTATGGGCATGGAGTACTGGAGGACAATAGGAGGAAAGCGAACACCAATACGCAAACATATGGGCGAAAGTATTCCTGTGGGTGAGTTAGAGCTTGATAAGTGGGGAAACATTGGTAGACCAAAGCATTTTTGGGCTATGATTGTCTATAACTATCAGGCACAAAAAGTTCAAATACTTGAGGTTGTCCAGAAAACGATTATTACTGCCTTTATCGCTCTTATTGGCGATTCTGAGTGGGGAGATCCTCGAGAATACGATATTTCTATTAGCCGAAAAGGAAAAGAACAGGACACGGAATATCAGACTCTTCCTAAACCCATACGACCGCTTGTTTCTTCTATTAAAATAGAATTTGAGAATAGTGCTATTAATCTCGAGGCTTTGTATGAGAGCCAAGATCCGTTTGGGGAAGTTTTGAATGAGAGGGTTGATCCAAGCGAGATACCTTTCTAAACCATGCGCCAATCATACTCAGTGAAGGATATAATAGTAAGAGAGTCGGAGATATCGCGACTTAATATAGCTAATTATAGGTTACGTATGAAATTAAAATTCATTCTTTATTCCTGCTTTCTTTTGGGAATAATTTGTTTGTATTTT